GAACATCCACATCCCTGAACTCGCCCGGCATAAGAGGCGTGTCATCACCCTTGATGCGAAGACCACGAGCTTTAAGACCTGCTGGCAAATTAGATAATGTACCAGCATCAATGAGCTGACGCAGTATTGAAGTCGCAGACTTAGCCAGTCCGCCGATAAGGTGGATAAGTCCCGTTCCATAGAAGCCAAGTCCCGGCAAATATTTGTAATGAACGAAGTGGAGTCGTTTCTTTTTCTTTGCGTCATCTTCATACCAGTTCCGTCTGATTGCTAAAATCTCACGGGAAGTCTTGTCGATAGTGATGACGTAAGGACGCGCGATACCATCAGGATCGTCAAACTCTTCCGGCATGTTCATGGTGACATGCATTTCAAGAATTGTGTGCCGATCATCATCTTCTATGACTGCATGCTCCCCATCAAGCTCGTCATATTTTTCTTGGATGTCTGAGAAATCTGGCTCTGGGTCTGGCAAGTCTACATCACGGTAGAATCCTGCAACCTGTAGCTCTAGTATCTCGTTAGAGGTCTTCTTCATTGTGTGCGTGTACCGTGGGCAGGACGCGAGGTCTGATGCACCATAGGACGCAACGAAGTCTTCCGCTGGGACAAACATAGCCACAGGGCGATCCTCTAACGGATCATAGTAAACTTTCTTAAACGCTGAACCCGCAAGAGGTAGCTTGAACAACATCTGTTCAGTCTCATCACGGTATTCTGTCATCTCTTCAGTCAGAAGATAGTTCATCTCTGTCTGGATTCTGTCGGCTTGATCTGTCTTTTCAGGCGTTAGTTTGCCCATGATCTTGGTGCGAACAGGGCCAGATGCAGGGAATAGTTCTCCCATTGCCTGCGCTTGGAATCGAACAACTGCTTCGGTTAGTACTGGGTGGAATACACCAGAAGCACCTTGCCACGGTTGGCTGCGCTCTTCGATCTTCATACCCAACAGGTCAAGACCTTTGACGTAAGCTCTCGCCCAATCGCGTCGGGACTCGCGGTCAGACTCAAAGTCTTCCACAAGTTCTGATGCCATAGACTGTAGGACTGCCTCATCGATGAACTCTGCTAGGTTAGCATCATGCTCTGGCCCCATCAGTTCTTCAGTGAAGCTCCCTTCGAAATCAACAATCACTCCGCCGTCTTCGGTCTCAATAGAAACCGCATCAGGGTTTACAATCTCAACTTCAATCTCTTCTGCGTCTGTGTCTTCGATCTCTAGATCAGAAGGCTCCATCTGCTTTTCGATAGCCATATTCAGCTCCTAGTAATACTCAACTGGTCTGCGGTATTTTGGCTCGTCATCCCAGTCATCCATTTCGGCCCTCACCCAGCCGCCTTGCCTGAACCTTAGCAGAGCTTGTGTGGTCGAGTCCACTAAATCGTCATGATCCCCAGAGGGGAATGACGCGCACTCCTCAATCACTTCTTCGGCCCATCTTGTTGGAGGATACCATATTGAGCCGCTGGCGAACAGGTCTGTTATTGCATTTACCCTTGCGATCTTATCCTGACCCCGTGATGGAGTAAACTCTGTTACGGGAATCCCCATAGATCGAAGCTCAAAGATCAGTGGCGCACCAGAGGCTTTCTTTTCCACGATCATCTGATCTGGTTCAAACTCCATGTACTTGTCGTATGCCGCACGTTTCAATTCAGGAAACTCTAGCTTCTCCTTGTAGGCATCAAGCATGATGATGTTTGGCTGTCCCTCGTGGTAGAATACACCCCACGTAGTACAGGCACTGTAGTCAGACCTTTGCGTTTTCAGGAATGCCGTGTCCCAAGATTGTATGATTGCTTCGCATTCAGGCGGTCTATGGTGTTCCCATTCTCTCCACCACTCACGTTTTATCAGCGCACCCTCTTCGGATGTAGGGTTTTGCTGGTACTGAGCTGACCATTTAGACACAGGCAGTTCAGCTTTCAGGGCTTCAAGTTCTTTCTGAGACCAGAACTCAGGCCACAATGGATTCCCAGACGGCAGGATTGCAGGGAACTCAATCACTTCCCAGTCATCAACACCCTCTCTGCCAGTCATGGAGTTTACAATCTGTCCAGTCAGGTCACGCTTAGACCATCTGGTCATCACAACAATGATGGCACCACCGGGCTGCAAACGCTGACGAGGGCCAGAAGTATACCATTCATACACCCTATCGTATACTTCAGGATTGAACTGACCCTGCTGCGCATCCTGTTCTGAATGGGGGTCATCGATGATCAGTAGGTCAGCACCCTTACCAGTCACGGCACCGCCAACACCAATCGCAAAGTAATCCCCACGCTTGTTCGTATTCCAACGTCCCGCAGCTTTTGAGTCAGAAGACAGGGTGATTCCGGGGAAGACCTTGGCAAAGTCCTCAGATTGAATCAAGTTTCTCACCTTCCGACCAAACCCCACCGCCAGTTCTGCAGTGTGTGCCGTCTGAATAACTTTCTTTTCAGGATACTTTCCCAAGAACCATGCTGGCAGCATGAACGATGCAAACTCAGACTTGGTGTGTCTGGGTGGCATGTTGATGATTAACCGCTTCAACTCACCCCGTGCCACACGTTCGAAAGCATTCGCCATGTCTTTGTGGTGCCTGCCAGAAATAAAACTAGGCCACATGAGTTTTGTAAAGCTCAGGAAGTCATCCTTGGCGTTCTTCTTGTTCTCAGCATCTTCAAGCTCAGACAATAGGTCTAAAAGCTCTGCCTGTTGATCCACAGGGAGCTGGGATATCTTATCCTTCATAGCAGCAAGTTTTTGCATGCTTTCTCCTCTAGTAACGGCAGACAGACAAGTTTGGTGGGGAATGCCTGCCTGCCTGAGATAGATCAGGGAGAGTCTCTATCCCATGCCGATGATATCAGTCTTACGCGCGCGCGTATATATAATATATATATAATATAATACATATCGGTAGACTACCGATATAGATATATCGTCTACCGTAACGTCTACCGATATAGGGGCGTAGCAGTGACAGAAAGTTCTATTGAACTAAATCGCTGATTTATGATACCTTGGCACGGAAAGGACTGCACATGGAAATGTATATTGATATCGCTATGGGACTTATCATTACCGTTGGTGGGTGGTGGTGTAAGAGTCAGCATGACGAGTTAAAGCGTGTTACCGTCCTTTTGAATCGTACTCGTGAGGAAATCGCAAAAGAGTATGTCTCCGTAACCCGCCAGCAATCTGATATGGATCGCGTTATTGATCGACTAGATCGCCTAGAAGGAAAGCTGGATAGACTCATAGAAAGATAGGATGGCTATCTTAGAATCTATTGCTGCTGCTAACGCTGCATATTCCGTGATTCGCACGGCACTGTCCAACGGAAAGGAAACCGCTGGGCTAATCGGAGCTGTAGGTAAGTTTCTTGGTGCCGAAGAAGATGTAAAAGATGCCATTAACAAAAAGAAAAACAGCCCCTTTACTGCAATAGCAGGTGGAGAACAAGGGGACTGGGAAGAGTTTCAGGCACTTGAAGACCTAAAGGCTAAGAGACAAGAGCTAGAATCCTACTGCAGGCTCTATGCACCACCGGGAACTTGGGACAGGTGGCAACAATGGCAAGCCGAAGCACGTAAACAACGGCAAGCAGCCAAAAAAGCAGCAGAAAAAGCTAGAGAAGAACGTATGGAAGCCCTAGCAACTGCAGCAGGTATAGGTATGGCAGTCATTGTTCTAGTTCTCTGCGTGTATTATCTAGGTGTTTATTTGGAACGCTGGTGATGTGGGTACTTCTATGGCTTCATATCCTCAACGGAGAGTTGGAATACTACCACATCGGCACCTATAGCAGTGAAGCAGCCTGCAATGCCCAAAAAAACAACGCCCAAATCCTCAAGAAAAACAAAAACACCGCAGTCTCCTGCATATACCTTGAGTCAGAACGAACACCGTAAGTGGGTCGGCACCCTTTCTGACGGCACTGTAGCCATTATTTGCAGTCATCCTCGTATAGCTGAACAATATATAAAACAGCTCGCTAAGAAAGTTCGCTAGTGGCCTACTTCAGTAGACGATATAGCGAGCATACCCCAGACTATATAATACATTTGCTTTTTTGAATGTATATATAG